TCATGCTTCATACAGTACTGTTGATGCTTCTTTGACTTGCCGTTCAAGAATATTAAGTGTATTGGATAATACATTTTCTTGTTCTGTAAACCATTGATCTTTATCAGGCAGAGAAGTGGCCAGCCGCCATGACTCTTCACCCTCCAGAGCTTTCAGTTCGTGCAATATTGCATCAATTTGTTTTCTGACTTCATCGATTTTACACCGCAACCGTTCAAGATCATCAATAAGATCACTGGCCATCAATGGCTCAAGCCCTTGTTTTAAACTCTCCAGCAATGCGTGAATAGCGGGGAAGTCACCACGTTGGCGGGCTTGGTTGAGCTGAACCATCAGCTGATGAGCTTTCTCTTTAAACTCATCAGCGACTAAATCTGGATGGCAGAGCCGGCTGGCTTGCCGCCACAACCGTTTGAGTTCCTGACGTTGGTGAGAAGAAAGTTTCTTGTCATTATTAAGCCGCTGCTCGGCATCTGTTTGTTTTTCCTGATAACTTTCATATTTCTCTTTTGCGTCTTCACGTGCTTTGCGTGTTGACTCAGTATTTCGCGTACAAAAGTTATTTTCCAGCTCTTTAATCTCTGCCAGCAATGCAGTAATCAACTCTGCCTGTTGTTGAATTCGGTTTCTTATCTCAATAGTTTCGCTAGATATGGATGACAGTGCCAGCCAGCGTTGCTTTAATGCAGCGAGTTCATCTATCGCCTGAGATATGTACTGCTGACAGTTGCGATAATCGCGTTCTCTGCGGCGAGCTTCAGCCTCGGCTTTGCGCAAGGTGTTTTCCGCCAACTGTTTGCGCAAATTAAGAATTTGCTTCATCAACGGGCCGAGACGCACCAGGTAAAGGTCATTAAAATCATCTAGCAACTGAATACGTTCATTACGCTTATCGATTAACTCGCTTAACTGTTCCTCCAGCGCTTTCAACTCAAGCTTGCAAGCCGACAGTTCGATATCTTGCCACTGCGTGACTCCTTGCTTGCTTCCCAGCCACGCAGAAATAGCCTCCAGAGCATGGGTGAATTTTCCCTGTTCGATCGCCGTGACGATAAAAACCAGTATGGCATCCTGAGTCTCACCTTTAAGATAGGGGAGTTGATGTCGAATAATGTCGTCATCTTCAAGCTCAATACCGCTTTTAATGATCTCCAGCCGTTTAATGAGTTTTTTCATAAATATAGGATTTGCTGATCGCTAGACAGAATATCTACATACTAAACAACGGCTTCACATTGTTCCAGATGAATGAGGAGTTATCCGGTCAGGATGCTCAGATAGTTAGGCGGGCATGTGCTATAAGTCACATTCGATACGCCGCAGGAAAAATCACCATGAATGTTAAGGGCCGGGAGTCACTATTTCCAATACTGCTACGCGAATTCTGCCTCACTGTGGTACTGCAACAAGCACAGAATTCACGTAGCGCGATCGGATGAACATTATCGTTTAAAATCAATTAATTAAGCTTTCCATCGCTTCAGTTTGCGGTTTAGATAAACTCTCTAACATTTATAATCAGACCGCATTATCTGATGTAAAAAATAATCCGCATTGTTGCGGACACTGATTAAGGCCACATGTGGTTATCCGGCAATTTCTGACGATATAGGCCGCAACTACTTACAATGATTCAATTTAACATAATATACATTATGCGCACCAATGGTAAGGATGGCAGAAACTGGTTGGAATCGTTGACACTGGGCGTCGACTGGTTACTATCGGCAATGATTCAAAATCATCCGTTTCTCCAAACGAATCAGAATCGAATGTCTGTCAACAGTAAGTGATAGTCGTTTTACAAGGCGTGTTGTGATACTGATATTGCTTTCCTGCTGTTAAATAAGCAACGCTGTAATACATGGGAAGCCCTGCTACATTTTCATACATGGGAATACCTGCGGGAAATGAAGATGCGGCCGGGTTGCTATACAAGTGTGTAATCTCAGGTATTTCATAAAATGAGGAAGGATAAGTAAACTTATAATTCTGTTCAGTAAAGGATACATCTCCATTACTGTTGACAACTTTATTCGTCACAGTGCGTTCAAAATTCGTTAGTGTTTCAGTATAAGTACGCGAGTTATAGTCATTAAGATAATTTCTGGCAATTTCAGTTGGATTATCACCATAGTAATAAATTAGCTCTTTCGAATCCTGATAATAATAAAGCGCATTATCTGGCGTGGAATATCCTGTTTCAACACCTACAACTGGAGAACCCGCATCCACATTATTACGACTAACATGAAGGATTACCGGACTTAATTCCTGTGGTTCAAAATTAACGGTTATCGTCTTACTTTCACCACTTTGACCACTGTACGTTACTTCATATAAATTATCGGAAATCTTTTTACCGTTAGTCATTACCATTACCGAGCCGTCAGATGAACTCAAAGAAGACGGAACAAAAGATGATACAGCAGCAGCAATACCCGCCCACGTTGCAACACCGCTCATTTTGTATGATGAGGCAGCAGGCAAGTATTCGGCAGCATTAGCCGCAGCGCGGCCAACAAAAACACGGGTTGCTGTAAGCTGTGATGCCGTATAAATCGCATCATTGGCAGCAAAGCGACGAACAAGCACCCGGCCAACGACTTTAGGAATAACAGCCCGCGCAGCCACTGCTGCAATTGCTGGTACAAATGAATATGAATATCGGGGAAAGGAAACCCAGAGAAAGGAAAAAATAAAGGAATAAACCGTCAGCCTCTTAGCCCAAGAATAACGACATAAGCTGAGACGATCCCCCATAAAAGGGAACCCAATTTCCATAATTCAATCTCCATAATAACCTCAAGTAAAACGGGCGATATTGCATCGCCCATGAATAATGAATTTATGCGGATTTAACGGTACGCAATACCCAGCGAACGCCAGCGACACCGGCATAAAGTGTTACCAGTGAAGCAGCAACGGCCATAATCGCAACCAGAACTGTACTGAAATCAATGCTGTTCGTCAGCGGCGATAAATCAACACCACTTGATGCCGCTCCTTCTGCAGCGAAAGTCGCGCCAGAAACAGCCATTAATGCAGGTACAGCCAGAAAACTAACGATTTTTTTAAACATAACTCTATCTCCATTACATTTTAAAGGTTCGCATTCAAGCAGTACGAACCATCTTTGGGAGACATTTTAGCAGCGGCCTTTTCAACATAACGAGTCGTACATTATGCGCACCAATGCGAAAGAAGATGCATTCTGCCGTTCTGCGACCGTAAACTCTCTTGGTCTGGTCAAATCTTTACGGCTATGGTGGCTTTGCTCTATCATCACTGGCGCAGTTGTAGCAATTATGCAAAGCGGATGGCCGCACCGGTTCCTCACCAGTTCCGGGTGGCAAATCGTCTGCGATGACACAGGACGGATAAGTTTTGCAGTAACGCAATGGCTCATCAACCTTACTTGCCTCTTGCTGTGAAACGAACCCGGATTTCCTGAGCTCGTCAAAGTCTCAGGGTTGCCTGCAACTGCATCAAAAGAAACTGGTCATAAGTTTGTTCAAAGACTGCCGAAATGCTCATCATCGGTAAACAACCCGGCGCGTTCAACAAAGGCATTCAGCGCCTGTATTCCCTTATCAAATTCTTCACGCTGAGTGAGCCACTGCCCCAAAACCTCTTTAACACAGTGCTGGCACAAATCCAGCCGCAACCGGCCGCCATCGCCAAAAACGGAGCCATAACCAGCTCTGTGGTCAATAGTCAGGAACTCCTGAAATTCCAGATCATCCTTTTCTGCCCGGCGACGGCATCGATCGCAAGTTTTTGCTGACAAAGATAAAGTTTTTTCCGGCGTAAAATGCTGCATATGAATCTCCGGTGGGAAGCTACCTGGCCGCAATCTACTACGAAAAAAAATGAAACCAACGCTGCGGCCAGGTCAACACCGGACAGCAATAAAACAAGTTTTATCACTGACCGGTGTTAAGATAAAAACATAATACACGCCCTACATACCTGACGACATTAAAACCGGATATACCATCATGTCACCCCGTCGCCACCATCACCGCGCGCGCTCCTCGTGGGAACTCGGTGCGTGCGCGGCGCTGGCGCGCCTGACTTTTTTCGCCTGTAACACGACAAGAATATCCGTCTTATTCTTCTCGTCAGATGAACTGGTGAGCCAGCCTTTTGGCAGAAAACTAAATCCGGTATCGGCGTTCGTGACCTTCGACTCAGCCAGGCCACCCAGCAAAATGATATCCCCGTCAGCCGCTGATACCTCCGTATTGACCTCGCGCTTAATCAGCGTCGGGCTGTTATTGACTCCCGTATCCGTCTTCGCAAAGCTGGAAAGCTGCTGCTTAATCACAAGGTCAATATTATCAGTCCGGATTTGCGGCTTCACGTCGAGAATAACGCCGCTGGAACGGTATTCAATCGACTGTATAGGCCTGTTGTCGGCATAGCTCACCTGACCCAGCACCGGAACCTCATTACCGACTGAAAAAGTGGCAGATGCGCCATCCTTCACCCTAAGCCGCGGGGAACTGACAACGTGGAAACGGCTGTCCGTCCTGAACAGCTCATAGAGCGCATCGAGAGAACCGGTATTCACCCGGATAAAGTTATCAAAGCCGCCTGATGCGCCAATCTGAATGTTCAGCTTGCCGGAAAGCAGCTTCGCCGCCAGTGCCAGCCCGGAACCGTTACGCTCGCTGGTCTGAACCTCAAACACGTAAGCGGCGACAATCACTTCCTCAGAAGCAGTATCAATCAGCGGTAACAGCGTCTGCAACCGCTTAATCTCTGACTTCCGGCCATAATAAACCAGCACATCTCCGGTACGGTTCATAAAGTCCGATGCCGTACCCGCTACAGCCACTTCCGGCGATATCTGTCCGGACGGTAACGAGTTACGTTGACTGTTAAACTGCCCGGTAAACTGTCCCGCCAGAATGTCAGACAAATACGCCACGGAACGGAAGTGAGGCCGATAGACAAAGGTCTCCTGCGGCGGCACATACGCTTTAGGCGTGAACGGCGTCACGTAATCAATGCCCTGCCTGTTGTAAATCGCAATATTCATGTTGCCGAGATAACGCTTAATGAATGCCCGTTCATCGATATCCGGCGTGATACGGAACGTCACCACCTTATCGGATTTGGCAAGCTCCGGGTCAAGCATAAACGGCTTGTCGAACACCTGAACATAAATCATGTTCAGCGCCTGCGGCAGCGGAACGGCGTTGAGTTCCAGACTGACGCCCTTCGCCATAACCAGCCCAGGAACCAGTAAAAAAAGTAAACCTGTTATCAACTTCATCGTATCCCCCCTGAATAAACCGTCACCGTTTCGCCGTCGATTTCACCCGTCATCATCATGCCGTCAAAGCTGAACTGAGAAGCCGGCTCTATACGCAATCTGCCTGACGTGTCTGCAACAACAACCCATGCCTGACCATCGCGTTTAAGCCGTCCGGCAAGTCGCCATTTGTCCGACACAACGGGCTTAGCTTGCGCGGCAGAAACAAAAGACGCTGAATTATTTGCGGCGGGTAAATCTTGAGTCTGCTGTTCAGGCTCCGAATTACCGTTAGACGTAAAGAACCAGAACAGATAAAAAATGGCAATCACCGCCAGAATCAGTAACCCAGCGGCTTTAAACCACAGCATTTTGGAACTGAAAATATTCTGGCGTTTATCCGTGACAAGCTCCCTTCCCTGCCCGTTTTCATGGGATTTATATAAAGGGAATATCGCCCTGTCATATTTATTCTGATAACTGTTCGTCAGGTTAGACTTAAACAGTTTAATGCCCGTAAATACGTCCACCCGGTAGCGGTTATGCAACCCCAGCGCCACATGCTTACTCATGCGGTACGTGGTTTCCACCCGGTCTTTGATGAATCGCGGAAGGTTGGCAACGGACTGATTCATAACCACTAAATCACAGGTAATACCCGTTTTTTCATCGGCAAAATGACGATGTTCAGCAATGAAAGAACGATGATTGGCAGGGATGCCCTTATCGTTCTCCCATATACGCCATGCTTCATCAATACAGATTAAATCCCCCGGACGACAGAACGTATCTTCCGCAATGCCTGAGTCTGTTTTGTAAGGGAAAAAGTTATCGTTCTGAACGTCTTCATTCTGAACAAGTAAAATTTCACCAAGAGACTCCCTGTCTGCCTTTTTAATATCAACGCAGTAATCATAAATACTTTGCGTGGCAAGGCCGTAAATATTACTGACAATGCGACGCCCCGCGATACAGGCGGGAATAATGACGCTTGCCACTACTTCGTAAGATTTACCGCTACCCGGAATGCCCACATACGCAGAAATAGCCATAAATTAACCAATCAGAGGAATGCGACGAATAATAAAACGCGTTAACAATGCTGAAAACATCAATTTAATTCCTTCCGTGACCATAAACATATTCACGAAAAACCATACGCTGTCAGGCAGTGAGGAAAATAACCCGGCAATATCAACAGATTTTGGCAACAGTGACGCCAGAACCGGAACAAACGCCTGTACGACAAAATACAGGCCAAAAAACAGAATGAATGAGACGGGTATCAGCGTCAGTACCCTCAAAAGGCTGGCGTCTGGTGAAAGAGAACCAAAATTGATAGAAATCAGACAAATAGCTAAAGCGACAGGAAAAAAATCCAGTGTGGCTTGCATTTGGTGAGTCAACCCTGCCTTCGCCTGAGGGAGTTAGCGAAGATATGACAGCTTTTGGTTACGGTGTTGATTTTAAGCTACAAGGTCATGCCGCAGGTGAAGCTGCCGCAAAAACGCGCCTTATGGCAGCGATCCGAGACATAGACAAAGATGATGTTGTTTTTCTTGAAAAATTTATAGACCTACTGAATCTGGATCGCACAATAAACAGTGTCAAAACCAAACGCTACAATTACACAACAGAAGAAGAAACGCTGAAGATGCTAAACCTTCCGCAGCCGAAGGGGAAAAAGTGAAAATACCGTGGGAAACCACGGTAAAGTTCGGGTGTCACAGAACCCCGAACCGCTTCGCGGTGAATATTCAACCAATTCACAAAAAGGAAGGTAACCATGAAAGGGTATAGAACAAACAGCACTATTGTAGAAATCAGTTCAGGAAATGTATTTGCAGACATTTCCCTTCCAGACGCTGACGAGCTAAAGGAACAGGCTAATGCCATCCATAATGCATGTAATGGTGGTATCAGACTTTCATCCGCCCAAGTCACCGCAACTAAAAAATTTTCGCTATAACACCTCTCAATCATACATAAGGGATGAAAATGAAAATTGATATTACAGAAATCAGAAAAATAACAGTGCAAATATTAATCGACATAACCAGAGTATGGATGTACAGGAAATATTTAAAAGCATTATTCTTGCATGAAGAGATGGGGGTATCGTTAGATGCACTTTCAAAAGAATTTAATGTATCAATTGACACTGTGAAAAAATATATTGCAAAAGTAAATCAAATAGAAAAGTCAGGAAGTAAAGAAGAAAAATATAAGATGATAATAGCCATGCTAATACCAGAAAAAAACAAGTATGACAATCGCGATATAGAAGAAATAAGGAGGTATGTAATAGGAAATAACTTACATGCTGAGGAATGGTTTTACAAGAATTAA